ACGTATAAATCAGGTTGCCGTTCATCGCGCTGAGCAGTTTGTCGATGTTTTCGCGGTGATTATCAGTACCAAATAGAACGCCGTTTGCTGTAAAACGCTTCTCTGTGGTGCTAGTGGGTATTGCTACGGTTTCGTCGCAAGCATTGGCGGCTGTGACTACCGCTGCCCAATCAATCTTGCTTGTGGCAACACCCAAGCCAAACTTAGTGTCTGTCAGGTAATTGGCAACACACAACGCAGGATTGTCCGACCATGCCTGATAGCTGCTATTACTAGGATTAGCGCCCGCCGAAGTATCTAGGCGCGGGTCGTAAATATCATTCTTACCCTTAACCAGAGCTTTGATGTCATTTGGTTTTTTCTTATCCCAAACCTCGCGGCTTTCGTCCGTCAGCGTCCATTTTGTGACGATATTGGCGATGCCTTTACCTTGGTGGGCGCTGGTGTAATTAGTAAAGGTTGCAGATAAGTCCGTATCTGCCGCTTGCGTTGCGGTGCCTAGATGCTTGTTAATTTTGCAGATTGTGGTGCCGCTTAGGGGGCCAAAGGTACCTGTAGTAACGTTGCCACCACCCGCTGCGCCAGAATTTATTGCCGACGCCAAGATAACTTCATTGTCAAAATATATATCGCTAATGCTTTCGCATTCGTGACCAGCTAACGCAATCTGATGATACAGGTCGTTATTGTCAGTACCCGCAACAGCAACAAACGTAATCGGACCAGAAACTAAAGCCTCGCCGTAAATTAGCTTTTGTGGCTCTACGGTGCCGCGCACGGTTGATTGTCTGGTCGACGAAGTGTCTGACATAGGAATAGAAATGTCGGGCGTTAACATACGGCTGACTGCAACCGCAGAACCCGCTACGACCGCAGCACCCGCAATAATGGCACCAACGCCACTGCCTACGCCTAGCGCAACGCCGATCACTTCTAGGCCAGTGCCTATTCCAACTAATACTGGGACGATTTGAGGCATTTGCTACACGCTCCAACCACAGACTAGATAACGTTTGTCAACGCGAACCAATCCGCGCTTGCAGACGCTAACTATTTTGTCGCCTACCAGAATCCCCATCACTTGCCCGATGGTTGGCAGCCGCATAATCACTGGGTCGCCTGTTTTTAAGTCGTCGGCTGGTTCACCCAAAATTGATTCCGCAAAATCACGCAGATCGCCCTTCTCACTTATTAGCGCCTTAGCTTCTTGTTCGCTGCTGTAATCAAATGCTTGCGCGTAATCGTGACCGGTCAGTTGTTTGACGATAAACGCGGTAAATTGACAACAGTCAGCATCGCCGTAATTAAATTCACGCCGTTCCCATTTGTTAATCGCTTGTGCGACTTTAAGCTGTAGCATCAACGCCCACCTCCGCGTCGAGGTTCGTTGTTCTGCTTTGCAACCGACCCCGCTCCGTTGTCACTGTTTCGGTCGCCCCAAAGCACTCTAATCCCTTCAATTTCTTGCAAGAACTCAAAAAAAACATCGCCAGAGTGTGTTGATTGCTGGTTGTTGTCGGTGTAACGCTGGTTACTGGCGCGGTCGAACTTCGCCAGTTCTGATTCGGCTATTAACTCTATGGCATCGCCGCCGCCCGCCCCTAGGCTTACGTTCATCTGATCCATGAACCCCGCCCACACTTCTGTAGGCGTGGCTAATAAATCATCATCAGCGTCTAATGCGCCTAGGTAAAGCGTAACCGGACGCATATAATAATCTTCAGTCAGCGCAGCGTTACTGATAGTTGAGTCGATACCGCTTAACGACAATGTGATTTTATAGGGCGAAACATCCGCGCCTTCTTCAATCGCTGAGATATTTCCTAAATCACCAGTGCCTAACCAATCCTGCCCACCCCAAGTATAAGTGCCGATGGAATTGTGCAGATACAACGTGCCGCTGGAAAACTCTAGTTTTACAAACGTAACCGTTGCTACATGCTGTGCTGCTAATGCGGTAGCTACGTTTGTCGGAAAATCACGGCTCACGCTAGAACATCCTCAACCGCTTCGATGGTGAAGTTGCTGAAAATCCCCGGCGATGTGTTCCATGCCGCTTGGCTTGCGAGCATAAAGACGCCATTAACCGGCGATGTGTAGTCTATTATCAGGTCGTCTGCTGGCTGCTTTCTGATTGGCGGCGCTATGGACAATGTTACGTTTCCGCTGCCATCGCTATCCGTATCTGCTGTGACCATGTGAAGTTCGTTACCAAAAGTAACGTAGTCACCTTCGCGCAGATAGTTTGTCACGCTGGCAGTAGCGCCATCGCATATAAGGCTTGAGCCAGACTGATTGGCACCATTGACCCTTAGCGTCCCACCACCTGTGCCGCGCTGAGTAAACGCATGGTCGTGCAAAGTAAACCGATGCTGTTGCCCGTTTAGCTTTGTCACAAACGCCTGCATAGTCGCACGGTCATCACCTGTCAGATTGTTGAACTGCAAGGTCGCTTTCCACAACGAACCTCTACGCCCTACCGTCTGTACCGCGTTGGTTAACGGTGATCTGAAAGTCCGAGTATTACTGACTAACTCAAACGTGCTGCTTGATGGCGTTATCGACGGGAATGAATAAGTGGTCATACAAAGCGCCTTCTACGCATCAAATCTTGTATTGATAGAATAGTCTGTTGGGACGTTTCTTGCATAGCAGCTCGAATCTTTAAGTCCACCTCTGCGCCAGCGCCAGATGCATCTACGTTATTCACAACAGTAATACCGCCGCCCATCTTGTCATTAGGGACAATCGACCCCGATGAATTAGGTATAAACATCTCTGGTCCACGCTCGCCGACCATGTACGGACTACCAGCTTGAACCGACCCGCCTATTGCTCTTCCGGGAACTGAGGACAACCCCCCAGATGCGCCGCCTTTAGAGACTTCTTTGACGCTGAATAATGCAGAAGCAATGCCGCCCGTTAATCTATCTATTATGTAGAACTGTATGAGTTGAGCGATCATATTTTTGATCATCGCCTTAAAAGCATCTTTAAGACTACCAGTACCCATAGCGGCGTTGGTCAATGCGTCAGAAAATGATGACAACGTCTTAGTTGTAATATCTTCCATCTTGGTTCTAACGTCGTCATTTGCGCTATTAAACTTCTTAATGGCTTCGGTTGCCCCTTCGTAGGCCAACTGTAATTTGGTTATCGGCGCAGCAGGATCACCATCATCGTCAGGTTTTAACGATACGGAAACATCTAGCGCCGCAATAGCATCTTTAAGAATCTGCTGGACGCCGAAGCCAAACTCATCGACGTTAATCAGATCAATCATATTCGCGTCTAAAGACAATCCAGCTTTCTCTGCTGTTGCCTGCAAGCCTGCAAGTTCTGCTTTTAGCTCTTTCAGCTTGCTAGACCGATTTCGCGCCATCTGGCCGGTTGCAGATTCAACATGAGCAATAGCCTGCTCTATTTCAGCCATCTCCCCGACAATGCCCAAGCCAAACATCCGCATGAACTCAATTCGCGCAGCGTTGATCCGGTTAAGCCCAGAGATGAAGCTATTTGCCATATTCGCAACACCGCGAATAATCCTAACCAATGTGCCTAATACATTCTTGGCAAGATTCTCGGCAAATTTCCTAAACCCGCCCTCTGATTCCGCGACCTTTTTGATCATCTCGACCAGTTTTGCAGTGAAGCCTCCAATCGCGGGAGCGAGCGCGGCAGTAACTTGGGCTGTGATGCCAGAAAAAACTGTGCTTAGGCGTGTCAACTCATCCTTGGTATCTTCTACGCCTTTGGCTGCGTCAGTGGACATGACAGCGCCTAAAAGCTCTGCCTCGGTAAACATCTCACGCAAGCCAGCAGACCCAGCGTTTAAGGTCTGGACTAATGCCACACCCTCGCTATCAAATAGCTTCATGGCTATGCGTACTTTGTCCGCGTCCGTCTTAACATCGCCAAAGGAATCAGCCAGCTTGACCATCTGCTCATCTAGGTCAAGTCGCAGCAAGTCGTTAGCGTTTAACCCAAGCTCACGGATAGCGTCTTTGGCTTCGCCTGTACCACGCGCAGCTTCGGCGGCTCTACGAGTAAACCGCTGCATAGCCATATTCATGGTTTCGGTGGATACGCCTGTGAGATCAGCCGCAAAATGCAGTCTGCTTAATGCCTCGGTGGTCGTGCCGATACGAGTAGCTGTTTTTGCGAGCGCGTCAGTAGCGTCTAGGGATCGTTTAACTAGAAGGCCAAGCCCTGCAGCGCCAAGCGCCCCACCTAACGCAGTCTTCATATTCAAGACAGCGCCCGATACTCTCTTCAAGCCTTGGGTTACGCCAGAAAAGCCAGCCTTGGTCTTATCAACCGCCTTGATGCTGATTCTTACATCTTGGTTAGCCATCTCTGTCCCTCAAAATCTTAAAGTATGCCGCCCACTCGTTAATCTCGCTTAGCGACATCTGCTCGGCTTCTGCAATGCTCATGTGTAACCGATCAGCCAAGGACAATAAGTTCATCCTCAACGGATCGGACATCAGTTTTTTTCAGCATCCTCCGGTGACTGTATCTCGGCAAACATTTGCTCAGCGATAGCGGATATAACCGCAGTCTCTTCGCCCATCAGGTCAACCCGATCCTCGGCAGCTTTGAATAGCTTTTCGCCATCTTCGCTCGCCGCTTTCATCACAATCAGATCAACCATTGCCGCGATGGTCGTGTTCTCTAAGAACTTGGGATGCTTCTTCTGTAGCTCGTTAATGTCGTAACAGGTAATCGGAAAGCAATACATGACAAAAGGCTGACCTTCCGAATCAGCCCATGCGTCAACGCTTATCTTGCGAGGGGTTACTGTGCGCCTGTTTCTTAGCTCTTTAGCTAGACCCATGTGCTAACCCCTATGCTGTTGCTTCTGTTACCGCGCCTGACACTTGTACTTCAAACGAACCCTCAACCATTCCATCGAAAGATGCAGTGATCTCGTTGCTCGTTACAATGCCGCCACCGCTGTAATACTTCTCTCCGGTGCCCGTGCCTGTCGGGTAAACCTCAAAGATAACATCAGCCGCCGCGTCCATTACTAACTGAACCGCGTCCGCGTCATCCCAGTAAACCTCGGCAGATAAAGTGCCTGTTGTTAGTGACGACAAATAAGTGCGCGAAGTATCGCCCATTGTGGTGTCTTCGATTGTATCCGCAGATTGTGTCAGGGTGTAGGATCGAACCTCACCCATAGCAGCAACACTGCCGCCGCTTACGGCAAGTTTTACAACGCCGCTTGATCCTTTTGTGGTAGCCATTTGGAAATCCTCTAAGTTGTGCCTCTGGTGAATTGGTATTCAATCCGTACCGTTATAATAACACCTCCGACGGGATGTATAGAACCATCATCTGTTTCAATACTTACGATCTGCGTGTCAATCGCGTGACCGCCTCGCGTTCTATCAACGTCCAACTTCTCTTCTATCGCTTCGATGATGTTATTTCTTGCTGTATCAATGGCCGACGCCTTTACATAGCAGACTAGCTGATAATCAACTGTTCCAAATCGCTGCGTTAACGTGCCTTTGATTGTCGAATCTTCACGATCTTCATTCTGCGTTCTAACTAGAACTGCAGGGTATTGAGCGTTGCTTAACTTATCGAACTCAAACGGCTCACGAGTTACATATTTAACAGCTACGGGCGTCGTGATGGCCTGTAGTGATGTAACCAAATTGGTCGCAATGTTTTCTCTAACGCTCACAGTTGCTTCCTAAAAAATACGCCTAATGCTTTCTCTTCTTGTCGATTAAAGCCAAAGAACGGGCGCGATTTATTGTTCATCGCCGCCTTTTCTGCCGCTTCTTTGTTGTCAAAGTATATCTCAGCAGTGCGCTTATCTTTGCGCCTAGTTTGCATCGACCTAAGCATTTGACCGGTATTAAACAGGTCAACAGGGGATGCTGGCTTGCCTTCTTTCGATAGCGTGGCCATATACTCTGGGGAATACGCTCTAAACGCCCCCAGATAGCCTCTACCGTCCGCTGTACGGGCTTTGATGATGCCCATTGCGTGGACGCCTGTACGCAATACAGCGCGTGGTACGCCTTGTAAAACGCCCTTCTGGGCTTTCTTTGAAACTTGCGCCAGATCTCTAGGGGTAGTCGTTACTTGTAATCCAACGCCCTGAGCCATTAGCGAACCAGCCTACCGAATGAGACTATTTCTTTCTCATCATCGTCAATTGTGCCGCTATTATCGGCATCGTATTCAATGCCATCTTTGAAGATATCAGCTATTTCTTCTTCATAGCGCATCTTGTAGAAATCTAGCATCTCTTTGAATCTGTCACCGTCCACCCAGTTGGTTAGCTGTGGTAGTGCGTATTTCCACAAAACCAAATAGCTATTACAGCGGGTAAACTGAGACTCGGTTAGATAATCCGAGTTCATCTCACCGCCAATGCCTTTCTTATGCCACCACTCGTTACGGATGGTTCTAATCAGGTCGGCTTCAGCCCTTGCGTGTTCATCAGCAAATGAAGTGATCCCGAAGTCCAGAATATCAGGTATCAATGCAACCAAATCTGAATCTTGAGAAAATGCCATTACCACTTCACCCTGTCAGCCCAATATGCGGCTGATGCTGTTTTGTCTTTGCGTCCTGCCTCAATCTGTTTTGCAAATCTAGCTTTGAACGCTCTACGCTTCGCTTTGTCAGCTTCGCTTTCGCCTTTACGGGGTGGTTTATTATCTGCGCCCTGCTGCCCAAAACGAATTAAGCGGATCTTATCGCCTTCTTTCGCTAGGACTGCGTGACTTTTGTCTGGGTGCTTAGGTGTGCGCTTGGGCTTGTTATAGCCCTCGAATCGCTCGCCCCGATAAGTAATCGCCATATTATCCCCTATTGAAACGAACCCCGCCGAAGCGGGGCTGTCTCATGGTGCGCCTTAAAGTGCTGAGTCAAATAGCAACTCAACGCCGTAGCTGTCATCCAACTCGCCAACACCGTAAACGGCAGTAGCGTTAAGCTCAAACGCTCGCAGTGATGCGTCGCGCTGTGGCTCAATTTGGAAGTCACGCTTCATAGCGATAGCGAGCGCCTCTGGTGCAAATACAGCGCCTTTAGCGTCATCGTTACCGTCAACAGTGATGTTTGCAGACTCGTAAACGTCGATGCCAGCGATTGTGCCAACATAAGCATTTACCATAGCAGTGTTCTGCGCGTCACCACCATTTGGGTTAGCGAATGTATTAGTGAGGTTAGCCTTCAACTGATACGCTTGGAAAGGATGAACAACAGCCGCCATCGGGCCAGTTACCTTATTAGCGCGTAGAGTTGCAGCAGCCTTAAACAGATCAGCAACAGTGATTTCTTGTGCAGCGGCACCCAAAGAGCTTGAGAATCCATCGAACAATGCAATCAGGTCTTGATCCATCTTTGTGGCGATTGAGTTACCGAGAACAGTACCCAATTCTTCAGCAGGATTACCTGCGCCCATTGCAGCAACGTCAGTCAATACAACCTGTGCGCCAACTTCACCAACCGAGATGGTTACTGAGCTAGTGCTAACAGTTGTAGAAGACATATCAGTGCCTTCGGTCAAATCAGCGGCAGCAATCGCGGGGTACTTAGGTACTTGGATTGTCTTACCAGCGTCAGCGCCGATATCGTAGCGAGTTACAAGACCCATCATCAAAGACTGCTCTTCAGCAGTGAAACGGGCTTGCGCGATAATGTTGACGAATAGATCGTCTAGGGTTGTGCTAGTAGTAGCAGCCATTGTATTTCTCCAAAACTAAAAATGGTTAATTGGGTCATTTAGCTTTCTTCAACGCAGCATAGGCTTCCTTGCCACCGTTGTTCCAGTTTTCGACCATATCAGCCACCGATACAGGCTTCGGAGTAGAGCCACCAGCGTTTCCCTGACTGCCCGCCCCTCCACCAGAGGCGCGAACAAAATGCGGATTAGCTGTTAAGAAATCGACCACAAACTCATCTACCGATAGCGGGTCGCCATTTCCGTTATATCGCGGTGTTCCAGAATCATCGAGTACCTCGACCCCACCATCCTCGGCTAGTCGAACTCGGTTCTTTAGTAACTGCGATACCTGATCAGGTGATACTGCGTCATGTTTACTCGCTGCGCTCAACAATGATCCATCGACCAATGTCTCCTGCAACTTCTGCTTATACGCCGTGATCTCTTGATCTTTCTTCTCGACGGTTTGCTTCAGAATTGACTCAAATTCGCCGCGTTCTTTCTGGCGTTCTAGTTCAGCCTGTTCACGCTCTTGCATGATTTTACGGGCTTCATCTAGGTCAATTCCTTCGAGTTTCTTTTCCGCTTTCCTGCGTTCTCGCGCTATACGATCAGCAACAATGCGGTCTAACTCATCTTGCGTAAACGTCTTACTTTCCTGAGTGGTTTCGGTCGCCTCAGTATCGACACTCTCAACCATGACTTCGTCGCTCATGTAACGATTATCCTCTAATGAGTAATACGCGAAGTGTAACCCATAGAGTTATGTTCAATCCATTACTTTTTCTTGCCCGATTTCTTCTTCTTTTTCTTTTTCATTTTCGATTTCGGGCTTTGGTAATGATTTGGCACGTTTCTTTCTCCCTTTGGGCTTCTCTATTGGCAGCAATTCATCAATTACTGCGTGTAATTCTTTGAAATCATCCGTTTCGCTATCTGGCGCAGCCGCTTCTAGCGGTTCGATTAGTTGCCTAATAGCTGGTGGGATCGGTCTTCTGGCGCATAGGTTTCTTGCGCGGTCTAGTTCTTTACTCATGTCACTCCGGTATCGGTAGCCAATGATGCCTACAATTATACCCACCTCTGACAATAAATGGGTCGCCGGGAGCTTTACCAGCCCACGAACCTTGCCATAACTCGTTTATTTCATCTTCAGTAAACGTCTTGCCTACATGATTTCGACAGAACTCCCTACTGTCGCGGATAATGTCGCCATAATACTTGAACTTAGTGATCCCAGCTTCATTGGCCGTGGCTTTAGTTATCGACGCGCTATACTGGGCTAGGCTGTCATTCGCCATCTGCGTGGCATAGCGCCGCATATTGTTACCCAGTCGGTCACGAGCATAGATGCTATGTAGCTTATCGACTGCATCTTGCTGTCTTTTGCCTGTAGCTGTTTGCGCTACCTCGACTAGCTGCCTAGCTTCTTCATCATCGGATTGCTGATATACGCCGTTAATTTGCCCGCGTAACTCAACGATCAGATCGGCCTTGCTTCGGCCTGTCAGTGTGGATTGGTATATCCCAGTTGCTAATGTATCTAGCTGCTGATCAGCTATTGCTTGGAAGCCTTGAAATGACAACTGCTGTAACGCAGATATAGACTCAGGCGCTACTCGCGTAAAAGTCCCAAATTGGGACAACATTGCAAACTGCCTACCCGCAACGTCTACATACTCATCAATAATATCTTGGACTTCTGATAGAAAATCCACTTCCATCAATCTACGGACTTCTTGCCTAGCCTGTACTGACCATTCTAGGTCAAATAACTTACCGTCCGTATCAGGGGCGCTGTTAACGTATGACGCGATATTGCCTTCTAGGGTTTGTAGTACCCCAGCCATACGGCGCTGATGCTCGTCAGTTAGCCGCTCTAGGAAATCCGCGTAATCATCATTGGCGGCCATTACTCAGCCTGTACGGGAAACTGCCCTATTACTCGCGTTTGCGCTTCAATCTCATCGTGCGCCGCTGCTAGCTTCTCATCGTCTAATACTAGATCGGCAATCTGCTTATCCACTTCACGCTGCATAGTAGTAGACGGTACGCCACTGGCTCTGACTTGCTGCAAGAACAGCAGCTCTTTGTCATAATCACGCAAATCAAAAGCATCTGGATAGAACACCTCAACGTCAGGGGTTACACCCAGCCAGTTACAGAAAAAAGTCCAAATATGCTCTTCCGCTAACTCTAATAAGTCGGCCTTTTCTGATAGCTTGGCATTAAGCATTTGGAACTCGGTCTGCATCGCTACGCCTGATTGCGTAATCGCTTCGGTTCCTCGTACTGCGCCCATGTGAGCCATTCGATTGATAGACTCAACCTTGTCTTTGATTGACTCGCGTATTGAGTCGATGTTTTGACCACTAGGCTGTAATAGATACGGCTTCAGTCCTGCGTCGCTATCTTCGGGTAAGTTAATAACCGAACCAGCGCCAGCACTCGCATCTGCGTCATAGGTTTTAACCAGTGACGGGTGGTTGCTGATTCTAATTAGCTGCTCGATCTCGCTTAACTCTTGATAGATAGCCTTCTGCATTAACGCAACATCACTTAGGTCGCTAATGCCCACGCCTCTAATTACACTGCGCGCAGCGGGTAAGAATGCTGCGGGTATTTTACCCAGTGGATTTGGCACTTCTTCGATCTTTGTCTCTGAGTGGCCGTCGTCCTTCCAGTACTCAATAACGTCTTTGCGCCATAACCTGTAATAGCTAACCGTCGTTGTAGCATCTTCGCGGTCTACTGACTCACGCAGCTTTAAGTAGGTAAGCTCGAACCGTCCACTAGGGGTGCGCTCATACTTCCAGTCAAATA